GCCAAAATATTTGTCTCTTGGCAAGTATGCTGCTTGAGAACCAGTTGCAGATCTATTACCATCTGCAAAGTAGTATTTGTAATATTCTTCAAGCATTGATCGGACTGCACCTAGATTATCATCATGCAATGTCATTCTAACGTCTTGATAATCTAATCTTGTTTGAATATTTTTCTTTCTATTGTACTGTTGTTTATTTTCTACACTTGCTCTAAAACTAGGCAAGTCTGTTGATTTCACAAGTATACCTAGTTCTTTCTGGAACTGAAAAGAATTAGAAGTTGCATTATTTCCAACCTCTGGATTTGGTTGAAATACCACATGGTACATATACTTTTGTTTGGGTGCAAAAGTAAAATTATTTTGGGTATAAATCTGATGTGCATGCCTAGCATCACGCAGGTGTGTACCAGCAGTTAAATTAAACATGAATTGATCTTTGATGCTCATACTAATATTTATCCTTAACTATTATATGCGCATATAAAGAAAAGCGAAGATTGATAGCAATCAACCTCCGCTTTTTGTAACGCCAATCTTTAAAGCTAGTTAGCCGGGGGCTGTTGTTCCGCCAATACTTCCAGCTGTGGCTCTTGCAATAGACTCGCCAATACCTGAAATATCATCGCCGCCAAATTGTATCGCATTATCATAACGGATAGTTAATGATGTAGTTACTGCGTCACTTGTAGCATATGCCAATGTATTGTAGTTTGCTGATTCAATATAGCACCCTACTAGTTGGAATCTGTCAATTACGTTAGCTCCGTCTACGCCGTTGCCACCGTCTAAGATTTCAATTCTAGTTTGGAATTTGTATGTTCCACTTGATACAGCACTTGATTGTTCAAAGAAGTCAAACTGTCTTTGAAGTTGCTGACCAATAATTTTTTGTACATTGTTGTTTGCATCTTCACGCAATGTAAGCGTAACTGGTTCCCATGTATGCTTACCTGCAAGATATGTTCTTGAGTTATAAGCATCAATTGTCATTTGTTCAAAAGATAAGTTAGGACGGGTTACGTCTACTACTTGTCTTGAAATTTCTCTTGTTCCGTCAGCACCGCCTGTGGTACCGAAACTATCAAGTAATACTCTAAAACGATACTGTAACTTAGGCATCAATAAAGATGAATTAGATCCAGAACCTTCTGTAGGTATACTAATGTTTTGTAGTGTTGTGATTGGCATTTTTTATAATCTCCTGTTACACATGTATTTATGCTATTTTGGGTGGAGTATTTCATCCACCCATTAAGTGCGCATATTAACCTAGTGCAGCAATCTCCCCAGTATTCTTAAGTCTTAGCGGAATGTAAATAAATTCAATCGCCTTAACTGGTTCAATAGCTACGTCTAAGTAAAGCTCATTACGATCAATTCTAGCTGCTGTATTATTAGATTCGTCACATACAACTAAGAAATCATATAATGCACGTAGTGCTACTAATTCTAATAACAATGCATCTGCTGATGCTTTAATTTGATCACGTGTAATCTTGTCATTTGGTTCAAACAAGTATGGTTTTGCCAATAATTCAAGCTGTCCACGTAAGTAAACAGTTAAACGTGCTACGTTAACTCTATCCAATGCACTTGCGTTTCTTGCACGAGTCTTTTGCCCAAATACTACTAATCCTGCACCACTTAAGAATGTAATTGGATTAATCTTATTTGAATATAGTGTATCACGCTGTCCTGTGTTTAGTGCTACTGAAACAAACTCTCCTTCGTTATTAATATAACCCGAGCTTGTTGCGTTGCTTACGCCGCCTCGTCTTGTACCTGCTGGAGCAAACCAGGGGAACGCAACTTGGTCGTTAAGTATAATAGTACGTAGTGCCATATGACTTGGAGGAACAACAATGTTGTTACCAAAGTTGTCACTTGTAAAGCCTGCACCGTAATACATAGCCATATACTCGTCAAAGCTCACTGCACCATTGTCGTTATCTTCAACAGCAAGTTTAACGTTTGATGCCCATTCATTTAATGAAGTTGCATCTGGTGTTAAACGGAATGGTGTGTCACCAACTACAAACGATGTTAAACGTCTATCTGTGTTTAGTGTAACCATTTCACCAATTAGTTCAGGATAACCTGGCGCTGCCATTAAGTTAAACTGACGTGATTCTTCGTCACGTATTTCTTGGTTACTGTTTACTAGTGCTTGTAACGCTTGTACAACACTCTTGCGTTGTGCATGACGACCAAATGTTCCTGAACCGTCTTCATTATTGCCTGAGTCTGTTACCCAACGATGTGGATAGTAACTAGTTGTACTTAGGTCTCCGTAACGTCCGTTAGTTCCGTTAGTATCTATATAGTTACGCTCAAAACGCTTAACATTGAAGCCACTTCTACGTGTGTTCCATAACAACATACCTTTTGGATATAATGCTGGGTCTGGAGCATCTGGATCTAAGTAATCACTAGTAAGCATTTCTGAAATAGTAGCATCTGGAGCTGCTAGTGTTGTGCCACCGCTGTCGCCATAACGTGCATCAGCGAACAAAATACCTTCTTCAGTAGTTTGGTCTGTATTGTTAACTAAAATCCAACCATTTGCTCCTGTTGCAGCAATAGTTGCATTATATTTGTAAATTACCGGATAGTCTTCTACGCTTGATGTGCTAACCCAAATATCACCTGTTACTAGTGCTGACAAATTAGCTTGTGTAGTTGGCTCAGTTGCTGAAACAATCGGTCCTTCTATATCTGTACCACTGTAAGGGCTTGCAATTGAGCTTTCGCCGGCCGCTCCGTCATATGCTAAACCTACCCAAGTCTCACCATTGTGTACCATCATGTCAACTTCGTCGACAATTGAATTATACCATAGTGCGCCCTGTGCTGTTAAGCTCAATGGTGCGTTATTTGAAGCTGAATATACAAGTGGTTCCCAATTTGACGCTACAAACTGCTTTGGTGATGTAGCTGCTGTTGTGCCTGGAGCAAAATACAAGTTAGTTGTTCCGCCAGCACTTGCACTAAAGCCAAATAGTGCTAAACCACCGTCAGTATCAACTAAGTCAATTTCACCGCCTAGTTTGTGTGAAATCTGTACTCGATTTTGTGCATCAACTACAGCAATAACATTCGTTAATCCTGCTGCGTTAATTTGACCAGCTAATGTATCTGCATCAGCAATGTCAGCAGCAGTTGTAACGCTTACTGTAACTGGGCTTGCTTTACTGGCTGTTGCCGCTGTTGTTTCTGCTACAGTAAATGTATATGTAGCTGCTGTAACACCTGTTGACGAAACTCTAGCACTGGTAATTATTGTTGCTCCAATTGTACTTCTACGGAATACTTTAAAGTCAGCAAGTGGCGTTGTTGTTCCTCTAACATTAACGTCTGCATATAATGCATCGACATTAATATTTAAGCCGCCGCCAGTTGGATCTAAACTGTAAATTGCTTGCTGAGGTGTATTAAAAATTGGTGCTGAAACTTTATTCCAAACACTAGCTGCTGCTGAATATTTTTTAATGTTAATATTTGCGCCGCCATTTGGTTGTGTAGTTTTAATCCAAACACTGCCTGTTGGTGCAGGTGATGTGTCTGAAGACTTAAATTCAGGTACACTTGTATGTGGAGCAATTTGCACTCTTGGTGCAGAGTATGTTCCAGCTGTTAAACCTAAGTTTGCTACTAGTGTTCCGCTGCCTTCTGCAATACTAACTGTTCCTGTAGCTGTAGTGCCCGAACCGCCTTCATCATCAATTGCTGTAGCATCTACATAAATTTTAATTCTACTATCAACTAGTGCAGCATTTACGCCTGTTACTGCTGCTGCATTAATTGCTGCAACTACATCAGTAAATGTTGTGCCGCCAGCAACGACTGAAACACCATTTAGTACAATTGTATGTGTAGCATCAACTGTTGCTGGAGCATTTGAACCTGTTGCTGCTGGATAACTATCTGCCCATTCGTTACTTCCAAGTAGAACCCATTTGCCTGCATTTGCTGTTCTTGTTGCTTGTGATGCACCGTAACCTGGTGACTTATAAAATACTCTATTATCATTGCTTGAATGATCAATAGCATAGTCGCCGATAGCACCAATTGACTCTTTAGGCATATCACTACCATCTAAGTCATCACTTGATGTAATAGCAATGTGTGATGCACCAGTAAATGCTTGTCCGCCTACAGTTGTTATTGCATCGCCGTTCCATTCTAAAATACCAAACTCACTTGCAAGAGTGTCTAACCACCATGCGCCATTTGCAGGTGCTCCACCCGGTGCTGATGCACTTGCTTCTAGTTCAGCTAAGTCAATGTCTGCTCTTACTACATAAGCACGATTTGAAACGCCTAATGCAGAATAAGCAGCTTGCAAGCCATATTCGTTAAGCTCTCCGCCGTGGACCATATTACCTGATGTGTCACTATAAAATAATGGGTCGCCAAATGTTTCACCAAGCTCTCGCTGACTGGTGAGTAAGTAAGGTTGACCAGCGTTTGCTTTAGTTGTACCTACCGCTGTTCCTGCGCCGCTGCTTGAAAGTTTGTTACTAGCAGTTGCTACAAAAATCATAGGTACAGTTCCGCCAGCTGCTGGGGTGTAGAACGATTCGTCAATTACGTTGACTTCTACGCCTGGTGATACTAATGCCATGTTATTTCTCCTGTTGGAATTATTAGTTGTTCTATATGTATATTTACCATTTAATTAATAAATCACCTATAATAGACACCTAAAAAAGGGGTAGAAAAGGTGAGCTAAATACAATATGAGACCTTTATGTGTTTGTGGACAACGGCCTGCTGCTATTAATTATAAAAAAGACGGCAGAACGTACTACCGTAAAAAGTGCGAATCGTGCTTGCGTAATGGTGTTGGCTACGGTATACCTATGTGGCAACAAAAAGGATATGTGAAAAAAGATATATGTGAAAAGTGTGGTTTTAAATCAAAACATTCTGAACAGTTTAATGTGTTTCATGTAGACGGTGATTTAAATAATTGTCGTCCTAATAATTTAAAAACTATTTGTGCTAACTGTCAACGAACACTTCAGAAAGAAGGTATTCGCTGGCGGCAGGGAGATTTAACCCCTGATTTTTAAATACTGTTTGCATTAGAACATGTACATTCTTTTTTAGTCGCTGTAAGTCGCCGTTGTTATCAATAGTATAATTACACATCCATTGCTCAATGCTCATTGAGTCTTTTGATTCAGGAGGTAAATGATCTGATCTATCTACCCAAATAGCGTAGTCAAATATTTCTTCATTTTGCATTGCAAAGAATTCACGCTTGTTACGTAGACCACAGTAGATATCAT